CTCACTCGATTACCGAGCAATCCTTGGTTCAATCGTTGCGGGTATCTTTGGATATGCCACTCCTAAAAAATGACAGCACAAGATTATGCTGCTCTTGCAGTGGCGATCGTGACGGTTCTGGGTGGTGTCACTGCGATGCTGCAATTCTTAATCAAACACTATTTAGCGGAATTGAAGCCGAATAGCGGTTCGTCTATAAAAGATCAAGTTAATCGCTTAGAAGCGCGTGTCGATACCATCATTGAAATGTTGCGTAAGTAACACTTATCCCATGGCTCGCAAAAAGGTCATAGACCTAGAAGCATATTCAATACTAGATCAATACTGCATTGGCTTAAACGAGTACTACAAATCACTTCGCAGGGCTGGCTTTGACGTTGAAATGGCGCTTGCGATATTGCTTGAGCCAGCTACTTACCCAGCAACTATCCTTCCTGTGCCTAATTGGCTTCCAGAACTTCCCAACCGTATCCCTTATGACGATGACGATGAGGATTAACAATGAAAAGAACTGTAATCGTTCCCGATCTACAAGTTCCATATCATGACGAAATAGCAGTAAAGAATGTTGCAGCTTTTATTAAGGCATACCGTCCAGATAGCGTTATTACATTGGGAGATGAAATTGACCTCCCACAGATTAGCCGATGGACTGAAGGAATGCCCGGCTGGTTCGAACAAACACTAGACGACGATCGCAATCAGACAGTAGAAGTCTTATGGTCTTTAGTAGAGCATTCTAAAGAAGCCCACATGATCAGAAGCAATCACACTGATCGCCTTTATAACGTGATTATGAAGAAGATCCCAGCATTCCTAGCCTTGCCAGAACTGCGCTTTGAGAAGTTCATGAAGTTAGATGAACTGGGAATCATCTATCACAAGAAGCCTTATGCCTTTCAGAAGAACTGGGTAGCCGTTCATGGCGACGAACAGGGCATCAACCCTAATGCGGGTCTTACAGCCCTTGCAGCAGCCCGTAGACACGGTTTAAGCGTTATATGCGGTCACACTCACAGAGCAGGTCAATCAGCCTTTACAGAGGCATCTGGAGGCAAAATAGGGCGCATTCTGCGAGGCGTAGAAGGCGGTCACCTAATGGACGTTCGAAAGGCGGGGTACACACGCGGCACAATGAACTGGCAACAAGCATTCGTTCTAGTCGAGGACACTCAAGTAACCCTTATTAACTTAGAAAAGGACGGTACGTTCGTAGTCCACGGGCGTCGTTATGGACGATCTCGATAACGAGTGTCGAAGAACAATAGACGATGCGATGGACGATGGCGAATTGTTACCGTTTCGTTATATAAGATCCAACACATTGTCGGAGTAATGTGCAATGGTTAACCCTACAAGGCTAGAAGGGCTAGTCGGAGAAGGGTACTAAAATGAGTGTATTACAGCTAATAATCTTAGGCTCATGGGCATTGATGTTTATAATGGGTTATAAGATAGGTCACAGAGATGGCTTTATCGTAGGACGCAAGGCAGTACGCAAGCACTATGAAAATCTAGTGAAGGTGCGAGCATGATTGCCCGTGACTACCTTAACGAAGCAAGAGCGACCATCGAGGACAGAGGTCTTGACTACGGTCACCAGTCAGACAATATGGCGCGAACAGCTGCCCTCTGGTCAAGTTATCTTGAAATGCCAATTACAGATTATCAAGTTGCGACTTGCATGGCACTCGTCAAGATTGCCCGAAGCATGGAATCAGGAAAAGTAGATACTTATATCGATGCTGTTGGTTATATGGCAATAGCCGGTCAACTTCACACTGAGGAGAATGAACTCTATGTTTAATCTAGAAGATTACGAGACAGTAGAAGATCGACTAACTAAGTTCTGGAAGGATTATCCTGATGGCAGAATATCTACTCAGATTATTGAACACACTTTGCAGCGATTTATTGTTCAGGCTTATATCTTCAGAACTGAAGCAGATGCACAGGCTTGGAGTACTGGCTTTGCAGAGGAAACAGTCTCCACTAGAGGAGTCAATTCTACGTCTGCGCTTGAGAATTGCGAGACAAGTGCGATCGGTCGTGCGCTTGCCAATGCTGGCTATGCGAGCAAAGGAAAGCGACCTAGCCGCGAGGAGATGTCTAAGGTTAAGGCAGCAGAGCCAAAGCCATTCGTTGAGAAGTTAAACGAACGTATCATCACAGAAGTCGAAGATGATCCTTGGACAGTTAAGGCAGTAGCACCAACTGCAAGCGCAGCAGAGGCGGTAGCCCTAGTTCAAGAAGTTTTAGGCGCGACCAAGATCGATAAAGACATTCCACATTGCAAGCATGGTGTGCGACTTTGGCGCACCGGCAGCAAGAATGGCAAGCAATGGGCGAATATGTCCTGCCCTGTTCAGCCACAACGTCAACAGACATGGGCAGAAGTCGATAAGTGTGATCCTATCTGGTACGTCATTGATAATAATGGCGCTTGGAAGCCACAGGAGCCACGTCAATGACAGCGATGCAATTTATGAATCAAGATGGTGAATGGGAGTCTTATCCAGATGTTGACGTCCAAGAACACTTTAAGTCGATTAGAGACAAAGTAAAAGCATCAGGAATTATGACTCGATGCGTTCTCTGCAACCGTGAGTTTGATGTATCAGAGATAGTCATAACTGGTGGTTCTTTGACTGCTGGCTTTACATGGTCATGTCCTGACTGCCATGCAGTAACTTTGGAAGTTAATGTCCCAAAGTAGAAAGCATCGCGGCTTCCGCACTGAGCGGGTAGTCGCAGAGTATCTGAGGCGCTTTTGGGAAGGCGCTTCGGTAGGTCGAGGTTCTGGGCGCGACATTCTCAATGTCCCGTTCGACTGCGAGGTTAAAGCGCGCACAGGACTCGATGTAGTGGGGACACTCCGCCAGATCGAAACTAGAACAGCTGAGAGCGGACTTTTGGGGTTCAGTTGCTTCCGGCTTAATGGGCAAGGCGAGAAGGCAGAAGATTATGTTGCCATGCTTCGCTTTGGCGATCTGGTGGAGTTACTACTAGCTGCGGGATACAGAGATCGCAGAGATGAAGTAAAAGACTCAGACATTCAACGATGTTACCAATGCGGTGACTGGACACTCAATGACCGATGCAATATGTGTAAGGACTAGCAATGCCAATATATGAGTTCGAATGCACTAACGATCTATGTGAGTCTAATCTGCGCTACGACAAAGAGTTGAGCATAACTGAGCCGCACGATGTTGAGTGCGGGTTCTGCCATGAACCTATGAAGAAGATTTACTCGTCCTTTGGCATTCAGTTTAAAGGCTCAGGATTTTATAGTACGGATAATAAATGAAGATCGGGTCACTTTGCACCGGCTACGGTGGGCTAGATATGGCAGTAGAAGCGTACTTTGGCGCTTATACAGTCTGGTGCGCTGAATATGATAAATACGCTTCTGAGTTAATCAAGGAACAGTTCGGTTATCTCAATCATGGCGACATAAGCCAGATCGACTGGGCAAGTGTTGAGTCAATAGACATTCTCACAGCTGGGTATCCATGCCAGCCATTCAGTCAAGTAGGAAGAAGAAAGGGCGTTAATGATGAAAGGCATATCTGGCCGCATATTGTGGAGGCAATACGGACTTTATCACCTAAGTTCGTCGTCTTGGAGAACGTTCGGGGTCACCTCAGCCTTGGATTCGATAGAGTCCTTGGCGACCTTACCGAGTTGGGGTATGACGCAAGATGGAAGATTGTTCGCGCTGGCGATGTCGGAGCGCCTCACAACAGAGCCAGACTCTTTGTTGTTGCCTACCCCAAACACTCAGTCTGGAAGAACGACTGGCAAACACAGGAACTGGGGCGCGGATCTGCTTCACGCGTTGACCTGCTCATGCAAGAACCGCCGGCACGTCTGGATAGAGGTAGAGTTAACCTAAAGTTCATTGAATACATGATGGGCTTGGAGCAAGGGTGGGTTTCTGACTATGACTTCCCAGAGCAAGAGTTCTATAAATTGCTAGGTAATGGCGTAGTTCCACAACAGGCGCTTTATGCTTTGCAGCTGCTCATGAGTTCCGACACGCCGTCTGAGCAGGACTTATGTCGATGATGCTTTACAGCACTGGTACTCTATCGGCTAGAAGCCCTCAAGGCTTCAACTCGCGCCTGAAAGGCGTAGCGCGAGAGTTAGCCGTCGTTATTGGGATACTTCTGTCTATTACAGGTATGCCTAGATTAGAGGCTTCAATAGTGCCTTTAAAAGTCTTAGCAGATAAGCAGCTAACACCGGCTCAATATAAGTGCCATAACCTCATTGTGTATAAAGAATCAAGATGGAAGATAGATGCAGTTAATGGCTCACATTATGGCTATTACCAAATGCGTTCTAAGTCTATGAGGGATAAGCCTTATGACTATCAGTTCGAGGTGTATTGGTACTATGTAGCAAAGCGTTATGGTGTTACTAAGTACGATGAGCCTAACTACTGCAATGCACTACATCACCTAATGCGTAAGGGTTGGCAGTAGACTATGACTATGCCTAAGTCTAAAGATCCAAGAGACACTAGAGCATGGCGTGCATTGCGTATCAAGATCCTTCAGCGTGACTCTTATACTTGTGGGTATTGCAATCAAACAGCCGATACAGTTGACCACATTCTCTCAGTCAAGGATCACCCTGATCAAGCCATGAATCCTGAGAACTTATTGAGTGCGTGCAAGATGTGCAATTCACGCAAGGGATCACGCTTACAAGGGCTTTTTTTAGATACCAAGTTCACCCC